TGACCACCATCCTTCATTTGCAAATGGTAAATATACACTTGCTGATAAAGATGGGTTACCTGAAAAATCTGGGAAGAAATCTAGATGAGTGAATTGGTAATATGGGTCAATAATTGCACCTGAATATGATGCACTAGTAAGTCCTGATCCAGTATAGCGCAATTGGATTTTTGAGTTGTTATTTGTTGACCAAAGAGGCACATTAACTGAACCACTTACAGTAGATAGATCAGGGACTTTAAATCTAAATTCTAAAGTAGAAGGGACATTACTTGGTGAATTCCAATTTGAATTAAGGGTCCAATCTGTACTAATATTATTTTCTATATTATGATAAGCATAATTAAATACATTTTGCCAATCATCCCAATCATTTGAATTTGATTTATCTTTACCTCCAAATTCATTAATTCTTAGTACCGTATTAGGAATACCATATGAAGTAATTAGAGTGCGCAGACCAGGTAATGTGCCTTTTGCCTTCAATAGGTATGGTAAATTATGATAAATTCGTTTATATAACGACTTATTTACGTCGTCTAACGGTATATAATCGTTAGAGGCAGATATTAAAGTATCAATATATTCAAATCCACTTGGAGTTGGAAGTGAACCTGTAATATTTGGAAATGGGAATAAACCACCTTGAGGGGTTAAACCAATAAATGCAGTATATAAATCGTCATTTGAAAAATTGTTTTGATACAATTTAATTCCAAAATCACGAATAGCATCTGCTACTATATCTTTTGAAATACCATATTCTAAACGGTTATCTGCATTATATTTTTGGGTAACATCTTTATAATAAATCCAAATATTATCATAAAATTGACCCATCATTTCAACGAATATTTGATACGGTTCGTTGGCAGAGTCGTTTCTTAAATATTCAGGAATGGCGTAATATAAATTATTTTGATTAGTATTATCAAAATTAGAAGCTGAAATAAAAATGTTAGGATACCAGTTAGTAACTAAAGTACTGCCTGTTGTAGCTAATTGATAAGGGGGTTGTGATGTAGTTTTTGGCCAAGCCCATGAACCACTAGAATAGTATAAGTAATATTCATAACCATCAAAATTAGTTATAATATTATTTATTAAAGATTCATATACAGTAACACTAGCACTTGGATTATTATTAGTAGTATTATTTAAGAGAGCAATAGAAGAAGAATAATCTTCTAACAAACTTACTTTATAATAAAAATTTTCAAGACGAGCCTGTACAGAACTAAAATGAACAAATTCATTAAAATCAGTATAGTCTATATTAATGTCTATTTCTTTTTCTTCAAGTAAACTACTTAATTGATTAAAAGAACTAGTTAAAGATGTTGTAGTTAAAGTTGTATAATCTAAAGATATTGTAGAATTATTAATTTGATCTTTTAATTCTAAATTAAAATTAGGACCACTTAAAGGAACAGTATCTACTATTTCTATAGGTTCTACAGGAAAAGTAACCTGGTATGCAACAGGTTCTTCAATTAAGGTTACAACCCATAATGTAGAATTTAAAGTAAATTCCTCAGGTAAAGCCTCATATAATTTAATTAATATGGTAGGATTTGTAGGATCTTGATTATCTAATTGGATGTTGTTAGCGATTGCTAGTTGATTGTCTCCAAAATTAAGATAAAAATCTAAAAAATATGGACTATTTTCCCTCTGTTGAATTAAAGAATTAGCTTGTTCAACTATGTCCACATCAGTTAAATCAGTACTATCTAAACGAATTTCAGTACGATCAGATGAAATCTCAACAATATAAAGTTGTTGAAGTTCTGAGCCAATTTGTTTATTAAAAAAGTTATAATATGTAACATACTCTCCTACATCGTATCCTGAGTTGATAAGGGATGTTTCGGGGTCGATTAGAATTTGGGAGACATCATTATTTGATCCAGCAGATTGCCCATCAGCTAAAACAGTGTATTGATTAAAATTATAGTCTGTAGATAATAAATTTTGATTATTATCATAAACAAAATATTCAATATAACTACTTGAAGATAAAGACGTATTTACTTCAAATGTAGAAATTAAATTTGTATCTTGACCTCCGTAAATTTGTGAAGTAAAGTCTTGGGTATCTATTTGTACAATTTCTGCTGCCATTATTGTGGGTTAGCTAATGTTGTTCCTGTTTGTAATTCTACTACTTGTTTTTGAGCATCAAGTAAATCTATTCTTAATTGAGCAATTTCAGCTTGTAAAGCTGCTATTTCTTCTTGGTTAGCCTCAAAATTAATATATTCACTACTTGTTTTAATCAAATATTCATGTGAATTAGTTTCACCCAATTCAGGTATATTATAAAAAAGTTCATTATAAAGGACAAAGAACTCTTCTGTAGTGGGTTGTTGTGCTATTCTTTCTTGAATAGTTTGAACACCCAATTCTTTAAAAGAAGTATCTATAACTTTAGTATACTGTCTTTTATCATATACTTGTTTTTGTAAGTTTATACTTTCACTCATCCGTTGACAACTTTAAAGTAATAGCTATCATCATAAATTATTGTAGAACCTTGAATAGTAGATTTAATAAGAATCTTATAATATCTTTCAGGCTCTAAACCACTCATATAAACATCAAAATAATTACCTGTTGAATCAGAACTAATTTGAGTATAATTGTCGTCGAAATTAACAACATATTCATTAGTATCCAAGTCTTTTATTGCATAATATGAAGCAGTGGGTAAATAATTTAAATTAGTATACAATGATGATGTTTGATATGCTCTTGCGGGGTATAAAGGGCTTACATTTACATAAAATCTATTTACACTTTCCGGAAAGAAAACACCTGGGTTTTCAGCGAGTGACATTTTAATATTAGAAGTAGTAACTATACTTCCAGTATTAGAACCAGTTAATACTGTTTCATAGTCTCTCCATCTAAATTCTAGAGTAGGAGGATAAATAGTATTTGTATCAACGCTATAAAATTTAAACATAGGTTGAACATATTCACTAGAATTAAATTCTAAAGATCCTGTAAGTTTAACTATAAAACCATAGTTTGGAAGTGAAGCACTATACCAAGCATTTACTATATTTGTAGTGTTAACTTCAATATCTTTTACATTACGTAAAGCAAATGATTCAGTAACTAAATAAGTTGAAGAAGTATACCAATTCCCTCCTCCTTGACTAGCAAAAGATGAAGTATATGAACCTGTAAATGCTCCTCCTAAATTGGATCCTCCCATTGACCAAGCACCTGATCCTGAGTAGAGGGCAAATTCCCATGAAGCTCCATCTTCTACAATAGGAGAATCTAAAGTATATCCATTTCCGTTATTCCATTCTTGGGCAGTTGCTCGAATTTCTAATTTTGTAGATTGATTAATACCTTGTGCTTCAGCAATGAAATTTTTAAGATATATACTAGAACTACGTCCTGCTATTTTGTTATCAAAAATATCTTGAATTTCTGTGGTATCAAATTGGATAAGATATCTAGCTATATCAGGGGTCCCATTTAAACCTAATTGATTAGATACTTCTAAAATAGCATCTAACCCTGTATTCATTGTGGGGTAAGCAGAATATAGAGTGGCGTCTTGAGTAGGAAATAGTTTATATACAGCCATTTATATATTTTATTATAAATATGGCGTTATAAAGGAACTACTTTACCTTTTATGTCAGTATTAGGGTATCTTACTTCAAATATACTAGGGTCTAATGAAGGATAAATTACTTGATTTTGAGTTGCCCCAGCAATATCATAGGCGTATTGTGAATATCCTGAATTAATTCCTGCTTTATTTGATATGGAAATATTTTTTACAGATTGAACTCCTTTAATTCTATCAAGTAAAATATATAAGTCACGAAGTAAAATAGGTTGATTAATCTGCCAATTATTTATATTAAAATATGTTTGAAGAGCCGTAATACATGCTAATAATACTTCATTATTATTATATTCAGGTAAAACTATAATTTCAAAATCAACACCTATATTAATAATAAATGCATCTCTAATCTCAATATTATCTCCAATCATTCTATATTGGGACATATATGTGCGTAAATTATTTTTTAGGGTTTCAGTAGCATAATCTAATTGACCTTGAGTATTCAAAGATAAAACATATAAATTAAGAGTTTCAATTGTTGAAACTTGATTATCTGTTAATTTAGGTTGTTCAATTAATGCTTTTGATATAGCACCATAATCAGAAGGCATACTTAAAGCTCTAACTAAATAATCATCTGCTGTAACTGATCGTTTTTGGGAAGCAATAAGTGCTAAAGTATTTTGACGAATTTCTTCAATATTATCTCCACCTTTTCCTCCACTAGCGGCTTCAATATTATTTGAAGCTAATGAATTGAAAACATAATTTGCTAAAGTAGGATCTAGATTTACATTATTAAATTTAGTTTGAGAAGTATTAATAGTAGTCAAAGTGTTAGAAGCAACATTTGATAATACTCCCCCTCCAGTTAAATATCTTACAGTTAAAGTGGTGTTTGATGGGGCAATCCCATAAGTTCCAGTAAATAAAAAGTTTGTAGGTGAATATGCTGTTGTTAACTTATCTTGTTCAAATGGTAAACCGATACCTACATTATCAGCATTTGGAGTAATTTCTTCAGTAACATTAAGAGGATCTCCAACACCAAATTGTAAATCAATGGTAGTACCAGAAATAGCTCTAGTAGTAAAACGTCTTGATACTTTTTTAAGACGAAGTAAATAAGGAGTATCTCCGTTAACATTTGGATCATTAACGTTTGTATTTTTGATAGTATCAAATACCATTTCTTGACCCAGATTATCTACTTCATACCAAACATTACCATCAGAATCAGTAACATCTAATATTTTAAGAAAATCATTTGCTGTAAGTTGAATAGTATCAAAGGGAATTGGATCAGTAAAATTAAAAGTTTGAACATTAATAGTAGCAGAGATTGCTTTTCTACTTTTCTTTAGAAGATAATACTGAGGGTTATTACCTGAAATTTGGTAAATAGTTACTTCAGTTGGGTCTTGGGAACTTGAAACTGAAAAATCGATTTTATCTTGAATGAGGAAATTACCTCCATTAAGAGAACTTACAACAGTATTTTCTCCTATTGTTAAAGCATAATCATAATCAGGGACATATTCTCCAAGAACTAATTTAGAAGGTACCTGTTGATATACATCAACTATTGCTTGTGCAGCAGTTGACAATTTGGGTTTATACCCAAACATATATGCTAACTCAAATACATTGTTTGTTTGCTGAGCATACTGGGTAAATGTTTCTTGGAATTGGTTATCTAAATAAAAACTTAAAACATCACCAACATATGATGCTTGTTCTATAAACATCATACCAGGTGAGGCAGGAGTAAAATCGTTATATGTTAAAGGGAAATATGTTCTAGAAAATTCTATAAGTCTTTGTCTAAAACTAGAAAAATCACGATTTATGTACTTTATGTCTCTATTTACGTTAGCCATTTTTAAAATTCAATTGTAATAGTATCATTGATACTAGTGTTTAATACTGAGTATTTGAGGGTAACTGTGATTTGATTAGTATCTGATTGGCCAGTTACTAATAAATCATTTACTATAATATTAGGAAAATAAACAGATATTTTATCATTAATGTCTTCTCTAAGAAAATTTAAATTATCTGCAGTTATTTGTTCGAATATGAATGTTCTTAAACCGCCCCCAAAAGTAGGATTCATAGGTATTTCTCCTGGGTTGGTAAGAAAAAAATTAATAAGGTTATTTTTAGTAGCTTCTGAGGTTGTGTAATTGGAAATAAAAACGGCTTGCCCACTAAAAGGAAGATTAACCCCAACAGCAGTGCTAGGATCAAAATCAATAGGAGCTATTTGTTGAGGACTAAATGCCATTATTTACTATTTAATAAACTCATAATTTGATCCATTCCTACTTCACCAGCACCTAAATTACCATTTACAGGATCACTTACTTGT